AATAACTAATTCCTTCAGCTACGCATTTGCGCAGAGTATGAAGGAGGTGATTATCTACAGAATACACTCTGTTCTGCTGAAGCAAGTCAACACAACAACACCTATTAAGTTAGGTGTTGTTCCCACCTCCCCTCAAAATATTTCTTGACTTATAAACTTAAATTTAGTATAATACTACTATGAATATATTTATCTTAGATAACGATATAGATAAATGTGCTGAATACCATGTAGACAAGCATATAGTGAAAATGCCTTTAGAGGCGGCACAGATGTTATGCACTACACATTGGATAGACAAATTTATAGGATATGCACCAAGAAAACTTAACAAAGAAGAATTACAAACACTCCGAGAGGTCAAATCTATTGAGCCTCGCGAGTATCCCTATCTTCCTACTATGCATAACCACCCCTGCACTATTTGGGCAAGGGAGTCACTCGATAACTACGAGTGGTTATACTGTTATGCACTCGCCCTTAATGACGAGTATGGATATAGATATGGAAAATCACATAAATCCGTGCAGGAGGTGGTTCTCAGACTACCTGACCCTATACATTTACCCAGAACTGGGACTACGCCCTTTGCAATGGCAATGCCAGATGATCTTAAGTCCGACAATACCATACAATCGTATCGCCAGTTCTATCACAAAGACAAAGCAAAGTTCGCCAGCTGGAAGTTTAGAAATAAACCAGAGTGGTGGAATGAAGAGTTAGCAGATTATGAGAATCGTATTACAAGATAAGCCATTAATAACAGTATGCTTTCCTAGTACATATACTATGGAACAGAGAGACGCCTGGCTGGCAAAATATTATAAAAATTCAAGGAGATTGCATTGAGCAGACAAGAAACAAAAGAATTGGACAACTGCTATAAAGGGTTGTTTTGGGACTTAGAAACAAAAACGTTTCTGAGATGGGAAGAATTTAAAAATAAAAAGGATAAAATTGAGTAAAATAGACGACTACGCAAAGTTCGTAGATACAACAACAAGTCTAGAATCTAAAAGGTTTCTAGCATTTATCGATAGTGCTTCTAAATTAGAAGCCTGCGATAATATCAATGTGCCTAGAGTATTAACCTCAGCAATAGGAATGTTAGCTGAAAGTGGAGAGTTTACCGAGATATTAAAGAAAATAGTATTTCAAGGTAAAGAGTTCAACGAGAGTGAAAGATTCCATATGAAAAGAGAGTTAGGTGATATTCTATGGTATTGGGTACAAGGTTGTGTAGCTTTAGGCTATACACCTGATCAGGTGATGGACGAGAACATCAAAAAATTAGAAGCCAGATACCCAAATGGTTTCGAGGTGGCAAGAAGTGAACATAGAAAAGAAGGAGACATATAAATGGCAAACCATGTATATTATAACGTAAACGTAGACGGTGATGAAGCCGTAATGGAAGAATTTAGTAACTGTATGAAAACAGAAATAGTTAAAAGACCTCTTTTTAAGGATAAAACTTATACAGTAGAAGAGTTAATAGATATTGATTTACTATCATTTATGCCTAAAGGCAAGTATGATAGTGATGGGTATTTAGAGAACTCGTGGGATTATTATGTGAATAATGTCGGAGCAAAGTGGTGTTATGTAGAGGAATTAGACAAAGAATCAGGATTTTTTGCTGGATACTCTGCTTGGTCACCTCCACATAATTTTGGATGTAATCTTGCTAAACATTTGGAAAAATTTGGTAAGTTTACCATGAGAATAAACTATGAAGATGAGAATAAACTATTCGTTGGAAACACTACTTGGTCAGATGAAGATTTAGAAGGTGATACTAACGAGATAGAAGACGATGAAATTACTCAGTGGTTATTAGATGAGTTAGAAATCGAAGAAATACCCGAAGATTTTGAGTGGTGGGAAATACACGATAAGTTAGATACAACCCCAGACGAATTTATAGAGGACAAAATTTATAATTGGCAGGAGGATTGTTAATGGAAGTATTTTTATTCCCAGCAACTGTATTTAAGTTCTTATTTAGTGCTATGGTATGGATATTACTAGCAACAATTATAATGCAGAACGATAGATACTATGATACGAGAGATTGGTGTTTAGAGAAGTATGACAAATTTAAGGAGAAAAAGGATGCCAGAGCCAAAAAAAGACGTAAGCTATAAATTTAATGAAGATTATATTTTATATCTTGTTAAGGACTACATAAAAAACACTTATAAAGAACATTATTCTAGGGGCAGTATTCAAAGTACGGAAGTGATATTTGATGCTGAACATGGTGAAGGCTTCTGTATAGGAAATATCCTTAAATATGCCCAAAGATACGGCAAAAAAGAGGGAAGAAATGACGCAGACCTGTATAAAATAATTCATTATGCAGTTATATTATTAGGTATGTTAGAGTTAGAAAGTAGAAAAGAACATAGAGAGTACGAAGACGAATTACAAAAGGACAGCGACTAATGAAGAAAATAGTTTTAAAACACAGTATAATTATAGTCTTCGTTTCCTCCATAGTTTTATGTGCTACTTTCTGGATTATATTATCAGTATTAATAGGACATTAAAATGGCAAAACGAGGTGTAAGAGCAAAAAGTTACGAAGATTTAAGTGATGTTAATATAAAAAGAGTATTAGCAGCACTCGAAGACGGCGCTACTAAGAAGGTGGCGTGTGAGATGTTGAGAATCAGTTATAATACGACCAGATTAAATAACATCTTAACAGAATTTCAAGAAGAACAGGATAGAATAGCCGACAGAAAGGCTCGAAATAAAGGAAAGCCTGCTCAACAACATGAAATTCAAAGAGCAATAACTGACTATATTGAAGGAGATAATATAACAGATATAGCTAAAAATTTATATAGGTCTGCTGCTTTTGTCAAGGGAATAATTGACAGAGTAGGAGTTCCTAGACGTCCTGTAGGGGATGAAAAGGCATCAGAAGTATTATTACCTGATGCTTGTTTAAAAGAGGAGTTTCATGAAGGAGAAATCGCATGGAGCTCTCGATATCATATGCCTTGTATTATAGGAAAGGAATGGACAGTAGAGTATCAAAACTCTAAAGCTGGTATTGGAACTTTAGATTATGAAGAAAAGTACGGTGCTAAGATGTATTCCATTTATTGCTATGAACTATTTGCATATGATGAATCAATAAAAACGCTAGGTTGGTGGAACGGGAGAAAGAAGTTAGGATTCAACGCCCATTCATTAGCATATCGTTTAGGTAGTCTCGAACATCTAAAGGAATATGGAGTAACGTTCGAGTGATAAGGAGATTAAATGGAAGCATTATACTTTTATGGGGTCTTCGCTGTGTCAGGAGCGTTAACAACTCTAGTCACAGTCTGGCACCCAGCTTATCAAATAGCAAAACAAATGGAGCCCAATAACATAGTGGTATCGCATAAGAAACTTTATTTCGCATTATGCTTTGCCTTTTCGGTAATTATGGCACCAGCTATAATAATAATTATGTTAAATATTGAAGTGTTTACAAAGCAGTTTGTATTATCACTTCTAGGGAGAGATGAATGAAAGACGAAATAAAAAATGCACTTAAGTTAAAATACGAAGGTGATATAGCGGCAGCCCATGCCAATATTAGAATATACTTGCTAAATCCTGTGGGAATTGGCGAACACTCAGATGTACTTTCAGCAATCGATGAGCAGGTAGCTATAGCAGCTACGGCAGACGAGAAGTTGAAATATTTAGAGGAGGTCAAGTAAAGACCTGACCAAAAGAAAAATAAATCTTGACATTTGGTGTAGTATTTGTTATAATAAAAAAATGGAAAATGATACTGACGATAAACACGGTACCCCGTCCAACGCACACGAGCGCGAGATACGCGAGTTAAATCGTAAATTATACGGACTGTATCAGAAAGTAGAACAACTAATGAAGGAGAACCATGAACTGTCCAAACTGCAACAGCCTCAACATAAATCAGAGAGCTGACATAGTACAATATGATATAGACCAAAGGTCTGTAGCTATAGTAGTACCAGTAATGACATGCAAGGACTGTGGAGAAAAATGGACAGACAATAGAGCAGAAGATGCTTTATGGAGAGCCTCCCACTAAATAGTTCTTGACTTTATTAGTTATATCTTCTATAATATAAATATGGGAGATAGATTTTATAAACAACAACTCGAAGCAACTGGTTCTTATCCAGGCTATCGAGGTACAAAACGGAGACGAAGAATGGCTTGGACAGACGAATCAAAAGCACAAGCGATTACAATGTATACAGAACAAGACCCTACTCCAGAAACAAGTATGGAGATAGTAAAAGATATAGCTGACGAGTTAGGCGAGAGCCCAAACGGAGTTAGAATGATTCTTACAAGGGCAGGCGTATATGTTAAAAAGAACCCTGCGACAGGGTCTACTGGCGGATCAGCTGGCGGTGGTAGAGTAAGTAAAGATGCGATGCATCAAGAACTTGCAGGTGCTATCACTGATGCAGGACAGGAAGCAGATATGGATATTATCAGCAAACTATCAGGCAAAGCAGCACAATATCTAGCAGGAGTAATCAACGCAGTAAACGGTTAACCCACCTGAGATGCTAGGGGAAGTGAGCTTCCCCTAGTATTTTTTCATTCAAAAGTTTTAGCATATTTCTTGAATTAAACATACCCGCTAGCGTGGTTTCTTACAATCAAACAAGGAACTACTCGTGAAAAGAGACGAATTTATACAAAGAGTAAACGACTGTGGTGATGCAATAATCACCTATAGAAGCACGAACTCACGAAAGCTAAAGTACAATGTATGCACTTTAGATTTCACAACTCCCTATATACAAAAGAAACGGAATAGAGCCCGACCAACAAAAGACACAGTTCTTTTATGGTGCTGGGACACAGATTCTTATCGCTTATTAAGACCTGCCAACGTGACGAATATAACCCCTCTGTCTAGCATATTGAGGAACACACGATGGTAGATTTATTTCAGGAACCAGAATTTTATTCTCGTATCATTCACGAGAGCGAAGACGGCTACGAGCAGATACGCTTAGTAGTTAACACATTCTATGGAAAGGAATATTTACACTTTAGGAAGTACTATTTAGACTTCGAAGGTGAGTGGCAAGCAACGAAACAAGGAGTGTCGATGCCACTAGATTTAACAAACTCAAGGGAAATGTTTGCTGGCTTAGTAGAGCTACTATCCCTTACAGAGAACAAAACGGAAGTATATAATTATTTCAAGGACATAATGGAAGATAGCTATTCTTCTTGACGCTAAATCGCAAATACTTTATATACAGCGTAGGTTAAAATAAATCTTGACATAGAAGTTATAATTTGCTATAATATATAAATGGAAAATTTAAGAAAGATACTTGATAAAGCAAGCGAAGGTTACTACGCTGGCGTACCCACTCTATCAGATGAAGAATTTGATAGACTAGCAGAAATTGCTCAGTATGCCCAAGTTGGTTCCCCCAGCGGTAGAGTACCACATGCTTTCCCAATGTATTCACTTCAGAAAATTTTTACAGGGGACAAAAGTCCTATTTCAGGCTATGACAGTGTCGTAGTTACGCCTAAACTAGACGGATCCGCAGTATCATTACTGTATGTAGATGGGAACTTGACGCAAGTTCTTACTCGAGGAGATGGTAAGCGTGGACTTGACATAACAGATAAGTTTTTAGCTTGGGATTCAATCCCAAAAAGAATCGACGTTTCAATGAAGATTCTTCAAGTTACGGGGGAGGTAGTTGCTCCCAAATCCGTACCCAATTCGAGAAATTATGCCGCAGGTGCTTTAAATCTGAAGGACATTCCCGAATTTCTCTCCCGCGACTTGTTTTTTATAGCCTACGGACTTGAGCCATGTATTATGACTCACTGGACAAAGGATATGAACTTATTACAAAGCCGTAGCTTTTCTACGGTTTTAGACGAGGATTGGGCACAATTTCCTCACGATGGTACGGTTTGGCGTCTTGACGAAAACGAAAAATTTCGAGACTTAGGATATACGAGCCACCACCCAAGAGGAGCTTATGCATTAAAAGAACAAAAGGAAGGTGTTATCACAACTTTGCTAGATGTCATATGGCAAGTAGGAAAGTCAGGAGTGGTCTCACCAGTAGCTATTCTAGAACCCTGTGTTATAGGAGAGGCTACAGTTAGTAGAGCAACACTACACAACAAGGCTTACATAGAAGCACTCGGACTTTACATAGGTTGTAGAGTTGAGGTGATAAGGAGTGGAGAAATAATTCCTAGAATTGTAGGACTTGCGGAAAAATAAGTCTTGACATTTGATGTCAGATTTAGTATAATATAATAATTGATAAAAAGAAATAGATGAAACAACAAGCAATAAGAATTCCTGATGTATGCCCTTCATGTGGCTCATCACTAGAGTTGATAACCGATCAACTTTATTGCAACAACTCAAGTTGCCCAGCAAAGAACTCAAAGATTGTCGAAGGTTTCTCTAAAAGACTTAGAATCAAAGGTCTCGGATCAAAGACCATAGAAAAACTTGATCTAGAGTGTATAGAAGATATATACTTGTTGTCGAAAGAGTTTATAGAAGAAAGGCTCGGTTCAGAAAAATTAGCAACAAAGTTAGTAAATGAAATCGAATTAAGCAAAAATGCTAACTTGCAAGAACTGTTACCCGCCTTTGCAATACCACTTTTTGGATCTACAGCTTCTCAGAAGTTATGCAATACGATTAATCACATTGATGAATTAACCGAGAAGAAATGTAGTGAAGCGGCGTTAGGTCCAAAAGTTACAACTAACATCTGTAGTTGGTATAAAACAGAATACAAGAACAGATACCAAACTCTACCTTTCACATGGAAAGCAGACATTTTCGAAGGAGTACCAGTAGTCGATATAAACGAAGTAGTTTGTATCTCAGGACGCTTGACTTCATATAAAACGAAGGCAGAAGCAAAAGCAGAGTTAGAAAAGTATGGTTATAGAGTAAAAGATACTCTTACAAAAGATGTAACTATCCTAGTCAACGAAAGTGGAATAGCAAGTGCTAAAACAAAATCGGCAGAAACAAAAGGAATAACAATAATAACAAACATAAAAAAGCTAATTGGAGAAAAACATGGCAGTACCTAAGTGGACAGAAGAACGAACTCAATCATTGACTGATTTCGTAGGCGGGGAGTCACCCGTCTCACAAGCTACAGTTGCAAACGCAGCTGACGAGCTTGAAACTTCTCCTAGATCAGTTAGTTCTAAATTAAGGAAAATGGGATTCGAGGTCGAACTCGCATCTTCAGTTTCTACTAGAACTTTTTCTGAACAGGAAGAAGCAACCTTATCAGCATTTGTTTCAGATAACTCTGGATCATACACATACGCTGATATAGCTTCCGCATTTGAAGGCGGAAAATATAGTGCAAAATCAATTCAAGGAAAGATTCTTTCTATGGAATTGACTTCACACGTTAAACCAACTGAGAAGCCTGCTTCAGTCAGAACTTATTCTGAATCTGAAGAAGCCACCTTCTTAGAAATGGTTGGCAACGGCGCTTTCGTTGAAGACATCGCAGATGCTCTTGGAAAGCCCGTTAATTCAATCAGAGGCAAAGCCCTATCCTTCCTGAGAACAGGTGAGATAGACGCTATCCCTTCTCAAAGAGAGAGCACAGCTGCATCTAAAGTAGATGCGTTAACTGCGCTTGGGGATATCTCTGACCACACAGTTGACCAAATTGCTGATGAAATCGGCAAAACAGTCAGAGGTGTGAAAACTATGTTGACCAGAAGAGGTCTTGCTTGCGCAGACTACGACGGGGCAGCAAGAAAAGAAAAAGCATCCAGCTAAATCTTTTCACCCTAGAGGCGTGGTTAAGGTAACTTGACCACGCTTTCTTTTGCACAATAATTTGGGAGAATAATGAACATAAGTTCAGCACTTATTAATAAGATAATTGTCGAACAGGACATGGAAACCTGGGGTGCTCTTGAACCTCATTATTTACCCGCAGAATACCAACCAATCTTTAGAGCCGTAGAAACACATTTCTCGAACTTCAAATCTCTACCCACATTTGATGACTTAAAACTAAGTCTGAGAGACCAATCGATCAAGGAAAAAATCTTTGCGATTGAAACTTTAGATGTGGATTCAGAGGCATATCATCTATTAGAATACTTAAAAAACGAATATACACATGGCGAACTCTTAAATAAATTAGAGAAGTATGTGGATAACTCTGTGTCTATGTCTAGCGCAGAAGAACATATATTAGCTTTAGAAGATATATCAGTAGATATGCGAAATAAAGTAGAAATTCAAGACTCTGAAGAAATAAATATGCAGAAGATTAATCCTTTAGAAACAGAGGAACAGTTGAAAAACTACATACCACTTGGTTTAAATACAGAGTATGATTCTAAAAATCATTTTTCGAAGACCGATTTAGTACTGATCGGTGGTCGTAGAGGTAGTGGTAAATCTTTGGTATGTGCAAACATAGCAGTAAATCAGTACGAATCTGGTAAGAGTAGTATTTTCTTTACAATAGAAATGACGAAAGACCAGACATTTAGAAGAATGGCATCAATTGCTACAGGTATTCCTTTAGAGCGACTAAGAAACCGTATGCTCACTCAAAAAGAGTTTAATAAACTTGCTGAGTGGAACGCGAGTCGATATGAAGGTAGCGCTAACATTCTAAGTGAATATTATACTCATGGAGATTATGATAAGTTCCAAGAAACTTTGATTAAACTTCCATTGAGATTAGATAGACAACTAGATATAGTCTATGACCCAGCCCTTACTTTAGCTAAAATTAAAGCTGAAGTGGAAGTTCGAATGAACTATCTTGACATAGGAGTTGTGATTGTAGACTATATTAATCAAGTAAAACGCTCCACTCTTCCAAGTAAAGGTGGTCAATATGATTGGACAGAACAAATCGAAGTCAGTAAGACTTTGAAGCAGTATGCACAAGAACATAAGTGCTTATATGTAAGTCCATATCAGGTTGATGCCACAGGGGAAGCTCGTTTCGCAAAAGGTATTTTAGATGCCGCAGACGCAGCCTATTCATTAGAGACTTGGGAGCCTGGAGATCAGTGCATGACTTTCGAGTGTAAGAAGATGAGGAATGGTCCAATTGAAGACTTCTCCTCTCAAATAGCATGGGACACGTTAAAGATTGGTCCTCAATCTTCTATGACACCTAAAGAAAGAGATGCTTTAAAGAAAGAAATGTCCACAGGCGAGGACGTACAGGAGTTATAATGGCAAGTGATAGAATTGGACAAAAGTCCGCAGAATTAGTAGCGCTACCACCACACAGGTGGTACAGTCGCAGAGCATCGTGGTTGCTAGAACAACCAACGGTTGCGGAGAATATAGAGAACATTCCAGTTAATGAACCTCTAATGGAGAGTTTATTAGCAGAAGGTATGCATAATCCTATACTATGTTTAAGCACTCACTGGGCAATCGCTGGAGGGCAGAGACTTAGAGCTGTTCATGAGATTAGGAAAACTGACCCTAACTATGATATAGACATTCGAGTTATGCAATTTGAAGAAGACTATCACAACTTGTATTATCTATGGGGAGATGAAGAAGAAAGAAATCGAATCATAGCTATTACATTTCAATTATGGGAGCTTGTATTTAAAAGTTTGTATTATGATCACGGCACGACGAGTACGGGTGTCGAAATGACATATTACGAAGATTTAGGAGAAGAGCTTAAATGGAAACTCAACGAAAAGAAGTCGAAACAGAAGTCGATAGAGGACTGACCTCTTTTCTAGCTACAATAACAGCAATCTTTTTAGCTTTTATTATAGTATTTAATATAGTTATTTTTATAAGTGAAATATAATGAACGTAGACGAATTATTACATAAACATAAATTAGTTTTTCGCAATCAAGGTGCGGACTACGTTGTGGGTTGTTTAAATCCAGAACATGATGACAGTAATCCTTCTATGCGTATTGATAAAATAACAGGTATATTTAACTGTTTCGCCTGCGGCTTCAAAGGAAATATCTTCAAATACTTTGATGCCCCAGTTAGTCACCTTGAGATTAAAAGAAATAATATAAAGAAGAAAATTGAAGAAGTAAGGGCACAAAATATAGGACTCGTGCCACCAGCAGATATAATGCCGTATGTGGGGAATTTTAGGAATA